CGCAAACACTTCCGCCAATGCCGCAGCCAAAGCGCAGTCGGCGGAGATAGGTTCTAAGACTATCATGCAGGACGCTGCAAAGGCGTTCTCAGGAACCTACGCGAGCGTCTCGCAAATTCCCTATGTTGGCTGGATTCTCGCACCAGCGGCTGGCGCAGCAGCCTTTGCAGCCGTCGCGGCCTATGAGGGCCTCGCCTCTCTCGATACCGGTACGAACTACGTGCCGCGCGACATGGTCGCCAATATCCACGAAGGCGAGGCTGTTGTGCCGAAGGCATTCAACCCCTTTGCGGGCGGCGGAAGTCCTGCGCTGGCCGGCGGCGGGTTTTCGGAGGAACACAACTATCACGGTGACGTGAATATCAGCGCGTTCGACTCCGGCAGCATGGCAAAGATGTTGCGCAAGCCAGGCAACCGTAGCTCCGTCATCGATTCGGTCATGCGCTCCTACCGCCGGGGCGCTCGGTGAGCTCGCAAATCTACCCGACGCTGCCGGGCCTCGGGTTTGACGTCAAACGGAGCTACGTGTGGAAGACGGGCATCCAGGAGGCGCTTTCCGGGAAACAGTCGGCGATCGGCTATCGCCAATATCCGCTGGTCAGCTACGAACTCGTCTACAACGTTCTGCGCCGAAATGTGTCCCCAGACGAATTGCAGGCGATCGTGGGTCTATATAACCAGATGAAAGGCCGTTACGACACGTTTCTGTTCACTGACCCAGATTTCAACACGATCACGTCCGGCAACGCCTCCCAGTATGGCGTATTCGGGACCGGCGACGGCTCGACATTGATCTTTCAGCTCCTTGCGACCTTCCAGAATTCCAGCGGACCCGGCGGCGCGGAGATCATCCAGAATCTGAACGGAACCCCAGTTCTCTACGATAACGGCTCGACGATCTCGGCGGCGAATTACTCCATTGGCGCTACTGGCATTGTGACCTTCGGCGGAGGGCATGCACCCGCTGCGGGTCACACGTTGACGTGGTCCGGAAGTTGGTACTACCGATGCAGGTTCGATGAGGACGCGATTGTCTGGACGAAGTTCATGTATCCGTACTGGCGCGCCACCATAAAATTCCAGTCGGTCAAATTGTAACCAATGAAATCCGCCACGACCCTAACTCAGAACATTCTGAGTTCGGGGCTCTATGTCATTGCAGAGTTGTACGACATTACTCTTGCTACCGGCCAGACCTATCATTTCACGAGTTTCGACACGCCTCTGAGCGGAATCTCAGTTACGACGAAGGCGGGCACCGCCGGTCCATTCAATTACCTGACCGGCCTGACCATCGTTCGAGACAAGCTGACACAGAAGACTGGCACAGAAGCCGGCAGCATGGAATTGTTGATAGCGCCGCAATCGGACGCACCCGGAGGCTCGCCTACCATCGCCGGGTATCAGATCATGCAGGCAGCGCGCTACGGCTTCCTGGATGGCGCGACGGTCCAGCTCAATAAGCTGTTCCTCAATCCCGCCATCGGCGCCAACACGAGCGCTGTCGGCTGGTTCAAAGGCACCGTGCAGGACATCGAAGCGGACCGCTTCATGGTGCACCTGACGATCGACGACTTTCTCGCGTACCTCGCGAACCAGCAGATGCCGCGGCTGGTCTGGCAGGTGGGCTGTTTTCACGAGGTGTATGACGCAGGGTGCGCGCTGCTGAAGGCGAATTTCACGGTCAGCGGCACGCTCACGAGCGTGGGAGATGCGGCGCATTTCGTGGCTTCCGCGATGACGCAGCCGACCGGATATTTCAAGCTCGGCGTGCTGACATTTACGTCTGGCGTGAACAACGGCGTATCCGGCCCGGTAAACAGCTTCACGAGCGCGGGCGCGTTCGCGATGCGCTTCCCGTTTCCGGTGGCTCCGTCCGTGGGTGATACGTTCACAGTATACCCGGGATGTGACAAGCAACAGGCAACGTGCTCGAACACGAATTCTGCCGCAGGACCTGCCTTCAATAATCTCGCTCACTTCGCCGGACAGCCATATATCCCTGTGCCGGAGACAATTCTCGATGGGGGCACGGATAACCCGCCAGCTCAGACACCGGGCTCAACGGCTGGTTCGATTATTGGCAGCCAGCCAAGCGGGCGGTACAACTACGGGCAATATAAGACATGAGCGCTACACGCGAGGAAGTTGTTCGCGAGGCGCTGAGCTGGGTCGGAACTCCGTTCCACGACGTAGCGGGGATAAAGGGTGTCGGGTGTGACTGCGCGCACTTGCTGATTCGCACGTTTGCCGCAGTAGGTCTGATAGAGGACTGCGATCCTCAGTACAAACCTCAGTGGTTCCAACACAGAGATGAGCCGAGATTTCTGCAGGCTCTCGTTGAACATGGCGCGCACCAAATCGAGCCAGCGGCGGCACTCCCCGGAGACGTGCTGATGTATCGCTTCGGTCGCCACGCCGCGCACGGCGCAATCGTGGTCGATGCCAACACGATCGTGCACGCCTACAAGCCGGTCGGATGCGTGACGCTCGGCTCACGGCGTGAACTGCTCGAACGCCAAGATTCGGCATGGAGTCTATTTCCATGAGCGGCATGTTCGGCGGAGGCGGCGGTAACGGAGTAAAACAGGAAGTCTACGCTGGAATTCAGGTCTCGACCTCCATCATCGGCGGTTGCATCCCATATCTCGCTGGTCGCCAGCGCATCAAATATAACTTGAATTGGTACGGAAACTTTCAAGTTCATACCTCAAATTCCGGTGGCGGGAAGGGCGGCGGCGGAAGCGGCACGAAGCAATATTCCTACTCGACTTCTTTCCTCGCTGGTCTTTGTATAGGCCCAATCCAAGGCGTCACGCAGGTCTGGCACGACAAGGCCATCGTCACCCTGGCCCACGAGAATCTCGCGCTTGGCGAAGGTGGCGCGTCATTCACGGGCTCCATCTCCGGCACGACTCTGACTGTGACCGCCATGAAGGGCGGCTTCATCGGAGTGGGCGCGACCATCTCCGGAGTGGCCGGAGTCACCGTCACGGCGGGAACCAAGATCACCGCCAACGGCACGGGTACTGGCGGCACGGGCACGTACACCGTCAACAACTCCCAGACGGTCGCATCGACCACGCTACGGGCCAGCCAGCTCGTCTGGACGGGCTACCCGAGCGGCACGCCTGCTGGCCAGCAGATCCCCTACGATAGCGTTGCGTACGTCGCCTCAAGCGCCTTCAATCTAGGCAATTCTGCGGCCATGCCGAACCTCACCTTCGAGGTGGAGGGCGTAATCCCGGGCTACTCGGATGCGAACTCGATCTACGATGCCGACCCTTCCGCAGTGATCTCGGATTACCTGCTCGACCCGGTCCATGGAGCTCTAGCGAACTATCCCGGGACGCCGCTCACGATCGGCTCGTCTGCCGCGCCGCTGCAGGGCACCTCGAACTCGTATCAAGCCTGGGTCATGAGCATGAACCTGCTCACGAGCCCCTTTGAGGATACACAGCGCCAGGCGACGGACTTCGTTTCCGAGATCCTGCAGGTCACAAACTCGGATTGTCGGCTCTCGGTCGGTACGCTCGAGATCATCCCCTATTGCGACTCGACGGTCTCCGCTACGGTCGCTGGGACCGCATTCAGCTACACACCGAATCTCACGCCAGTCTACTCCTTCACGGACGACGATTATTGTCCGGACAAGGACGAGCCGCCCGTCAAACTCACTCGCAAACCGCAGTCCGACACGTACAACACGGTAAACGTCGAGTACAACGACCGCTCGAACTATTACAACCAGGCTCCCGTCAACTGCTCCGACCTGAATGACATCGCGCTCTACGGGCCGCGTGTGGCGTCCCAGATCAGTTGGCACCAGATCACGCAGTCGACGGTTGCGAGGACCGCTGGGCAGCTCTGGCTGCAAAAGCAACTCTATGAGCGTAATACTTACGAAATCAGGGTGCGCCCCGACTACGCGCTCCTTGAGCCGATGGACCTTATTGCGCTCACGGACTCGACTCTCGGTCTCGTCGGCCAGGTCTGCCAGATCACGCAAATCGATGACGATGCAAACGACTTCCTGACGATCACCGCGCGCGAGTTGCCCGGGGTCACTCGGACGACGGCGCAGTATAACTGGGCGGCAGCGGCGGGCTACTTCGCGAATCAGGCATCTGATCCCGGGGCGGTGCAGGCTCCTGCGATCTTCGTGATGCCGCCCATTCCTGGCGCGCTATCAGAAGGCATCACGCTCGGCATCGCTGTGTGTGGCCAGACCGCGAACGCCTTCTGGCTTGGGTGCGATGTCTATTGCTCGGTCGACGGAGGCACAACGTATCAGTTCGTCGGACAAGTGCCGGAAGCGGCTCGCTACGGCACGCTGACCGCGAACATCAGCGCGGTCGCCGATCCAGACACGACCAGCACGTTATCAATCGCGCTCGCCAATACGAACCTCCAGATTTCCACCTCAGTGACTCACGCCGAGGCGGATTCGGTCCAGACGCCCATTCTGGTGGATACCGGAACGCAGGCCGAGATCATGAGCTTCGGGGCTGCGACGCTCACTTCTGCCGGGCACTACAACCTGTCGTATCTGCGCCGCGGCCTCTATGGGTCGATTGACCAAGCGCATGTCTCCACTGATCTATTCGTGCGCCTTGACGGCGCCATCTTCCAGATCGCCATGGACCCGGGCTATGCAGGTCAGACGGTCTATTTCAAGTTCGTCTCGTTCAATACGTGGCAGCAGTACGGGCCGCAGACGCTCTCGGGAGCTACGGCGTACTCCTATACGATCCCGAATGCGAATTCGATCTCCGGTGTCTCTACGCTCATACCTCGATTTTCGTGCGCTGTCAGCGCAGACGGCACTACGGTCTATAAATCAACGCAAAGTTCAGGCGCTTGGGATTCGGACGCGTACTCTCCACAAGGGTATCTGAACGGTTGCTTCATCTCGTGGCGAGTGAGTTCTACTGCCTACTTTTCACTTGTCGGCCTGTCCAATAATCCGACATCGACGGTTAGCTACACAAAGTTGAATTTCGGGCTTGAAATTGATTCTGGCGGGAATCTCGACATATACGAGCTTGGGACCCACATAGGTACATTTGGAACATACGCTGCTGGCGACGCGTTCGAGATTCGATATGACGGCGTCACGGCGCGCTATTTCCACAATGGTGCGCTGATGCGCGCGGTTCGCGCTCCGGGTCTGACTCTCTACCCCGCTATTTGCCAGTATTCGCCCGGAGCGGTGATCAGCAATGTGGAATTTGGACCGTCCTCCGCAGTCAATCAACCGACAGGCTCGTGGCTCAACAACTATCCATGGGTGATTGGCGCCACTGGCATCCAGGGCAATTACGCAGACATCGGAGGATATTCAGCCTCCGCAATATATATGGCTGGCAATGGGGGTACGCCACTAGGGCCGTACGGAATGAGCGAGCCGCTGTGGATTGCGTATGGAGGCATTAACGGAGCCAATGGCGGCTGGAATGACAATGGAGATCTGTACGGGATTGACTCATCCAAAACTTATCGGTCGACCGTGTGGGTATACTGGAACGGACAGGGGAATGGGCAATTTTTCCACGGCTGCGATACGAATGGAAACTCATGTACGGTAGGTACCCAAACCCCGTTGGGTAATCCTTACTATAGCGATTGTTCACTCCCGGGC